AAAACGCCCAAACCGTTCGCCGGCCACGCCGCGGCGGTTTCGTGAACGCGTATTGATCACGGCACGATGGCGGCGCTCGAGATCCTTGCCGAGATCCTGCGCGATCAACTCAAGGCCCATGGCCTTGCCGACCTGACCGACAACATCGTGGAACGCTTCGCCGAAGAGGTCGGCGGCGAGCGGGTCTACGTTTCACGCAAGCCGCGCTCGGCATGGTCGCAGCGCAACGCGCAACTGCGCGCCGAGTTTAATGGGCGAAACCATGACGAATTGGCGCGCAAATATCGCGTCAGCAAGCGCCGCGTCTACCAGCTCCTCGACGATTAAATTGTGAAATCTTTGCCCTACTAATTTCACAAGCACCCTCGTTTTATGGCGCGATGAGCAATGCGTTTGATTCCGCCAACTATTCGGAAACCGAACCGGCCACCCTGATTGCGGGCGATCGAATCGCTTGGAAACGAACCGACCTTGGCGGTAACTACCCACCGGCAAGCTACTCTCTCAGCTACAAGGCCCGCCTCAATGGCGCAGGGTCAACCAGCATCTCTATCTCAGCAGGCGAGAGTGGGAGTGATTACATCGTCGAGGTCGGTGCTTCTACTTCCGCAAGCTGGACGCCGGGGGTTTATAGCTGGCAGGCCTACATCACCCGCAGCAGCGACGGCGAACGCATCACCGTCGACAGTGGCACGTTTCAAGTGCTTGCCAACCGCGCCACTGCCACCAGCGACCCGCGCAGCCATGCGCAAATCGTGTTGGATGCGGTCGAAGCGGTGATCGAAGGCCGCGCAAGCAAGGATCAATCGAGCTATTCCATCGGCGGCCGCTCACTGGCGCGCACGCCGATCACTGACCTGTTGTTGCTGCGCAATCAATACAAGACCGAAGTGAACCGCGAAAAGATCGCTGAACGCATCGCCAACGGTCTCGATGCCGGCAACACCATCCGGGTGCGTTTCTAATGAAGATTTTTGAACGCTTGCGCAAGCCGGTGATCAAGCCTGCCGATCGGGCGCCGGTGTATCGCGCGCACGCAGCGCCAAGCGTGCGCAAGTTTGCCGCCTCGGCCGAAGATCGCTTAATGCAATCGCTGACCGGCACCACGCAAACGATCAATGAAGAGATCCGCGGCGGTCTGGTCAAAATGCGCGCGCGCTCACGCCAACTGTGCAACGACAACGACTACGCCAAGCGCTTTTTGGGCATGGTCGCGGCGAATGTGGTCGGGCCCAAGGGCATCACCCTGCAAGCACAACCGCGCCGGCCCGATGGCACCATCGATCGTTTGGATGCGGAACTGATCGAGCAAACCTTTGCGACCTGGGCGCGTCCCGCCAACTGCACCATGGCCGGGCACATGTCCTGGCAAGACGTTCAGCGTCTTGCGGTGCAGACCGTCGCGCGCGATGGCGAATGTTTCGTGCAGCTGGTCCGCACCCGCGAGAATCCGTTTGGCTTGGCTTTGCATGTGTTCGAGGCCGATCACGTCGATGTCAGTCTGAATCGTGCGCCGACCAACGGCAACAACGAGATCCGCCTCGGCATCGAGATCAACCGCTTTGGCCGGCCCGTGGCCTACTTCGTGCGCCGCACGCATCCGGGTGACGGCAGCGTGCACCTTGCGGGCGCCGAATACGACCGTGTGCCGGCCGATCAAATGATTCACATGTTCCGGGTCGAGCGTCCGGGGCAACTGCGCGGAGTGCCCTGGATGCACACCGCGATCCGTCGCCTCAATCAGCTCGGAGGGTACGAAGAAGCCGAGCTGGTGGCAGCGCGCACGGCGGCCAGCAAGATGGGTTTCTACACTTCGCCGGAAGGCGACCCGGCCCTGATTGCCACCAGCGGCAATGCCGACGAGGGCTTTTTCGATGAAGCCGAGCCGGGCGTGTTCGGTGTGCTGCCGCAGGGCTATGACTTCAAGGCGTTTGACCCGCAACACCCGGTCAGCGCCTTCGCCGACTTTGTGCGCGCAACCTTGCGCGGCGCCGCGTCCGGTCTGGGCGTGAGCTATCACGGTCTTTCCAACGACCTCGAGAACGTCAATTTTTCCAGCATCCGCAGCGGCGTGCTCGAAGAGCGCGAGCAGTGGAAGGTCTTACAAGCGTGGTTTGCCGAACAGCTGTGCGAGCGCGTGTACCAGGCGTGGCTGGTGTCGGCTTTGGCCACCGGCCGCCTCAACCTGCCGGCCGCCAACATCGAGAAATTCCGCAACGTGCGTTGGCAGCCGCGCGGCTGGGCATGGGTCGATCCGCTCAAGGATGCGCAAGCCAATGCCGAAGCGGTGCGCTTGGGCGTGCTGACCCGCGCCGAGATTGCCGCCGCACAAGGTCGCGACCTCGACGACATCCTCGAACAACTCGCCGCCGAAGAAGCGCGCATGCGCGAGCTCGGCCTCAATCCGGGAGACAACAGTGGAAACCCGCAAACAAACGATTGAAACCCAAATCCAGTATCGCGCGCTCGATGTTAAGCGCGACGCGATCGACGCCGATGCCCGCACCGTCGAGCTCGCCTTTAGCAGCGAAGCACCGGTCGAGCGTTATTTCGGCACCGAAATCCTCGACCACAGCCCGAGCTCGATTCGCCTTGGCCGGTTGAATCAGCGCGGACCGGTCTTGGTCGATCACGACCCCACCGACCACGTCGGGGTTGTTGAATCGGTCTCAGTAGACGCAGATCGGAAGGCCCGAGCTGTGGTGCGTTTTGGGAAAAGCGCGCGTGCTCAAGAGATTTTCAATGACGTGGTCGATGGTATCCGCGGCAACGTATCCGTCGGCTATCGCATCCACCGAATGATTGAAGAAGGAAACGGCAAGCAACCGACCATGCGCGTCATGGATTGGGAGCCGCTGGAAATCTCCATCGTCAGCATTCCGGCAGATGCCGAAGGCGCCGGCATTGGCCGCGCTGCGGAAGAAACCTTCGACACCGTGATCGAGCGGGAAGTCGAGCCAACTTCAATCGAAATCAAGGAGACAGCAATGTCAGACGTTACCCCTGCGGCGCCGAGCGCCGATGATGTCCGCAAGGGCGAGCTTGCTCGCATTCGCGAAATTGAAACCCTCGGTGATCTGCACGGCCAAAAAGACATGGCGCGTGATTTCATCTCCAACGGCAAGAGCCTCGACGCTTTCCGCGCCGAGCTGTTAAAGAAGATCGAAACCCGCAAGGTTGCAGGCCCGGAAAGCTCCGCCGAAATCGGCATGAGCGACAAGGAAGTGCGGAGCTACTCACTGGTGCGCGCGATCAACGCCATGGTCACCCGCGATTGGTCCGATGCCGGCCTCGAGCTGGAAGCCTCCCGCGCAGTTGCCGACAAGGTTGGTAAGAAGGCGCAGGGCATCTATCTGCCGATGGATGTCATGGCGCGTGACCTGACGGTCGGCACCAACTCTGCCGGCGGTTACACCGTAGGCACCGACATGATGGGCGGAAGCTTTATCGACTTGCTGCGCAACCGCATGATGGTGATGCAGATGGGCGCACGCTTGATGACCGGCCTGAATGGGAATGTTGCAATCCCGCGTCAGAGCGGCGGCGCAACGGCCTATTGGGTCGCGGAAAATGGGTCAATTACCGAGTCTGGCCAGACCTTCGACCAAGTCACCATGAGCCCGAAAACCATCGGTGCGCTGACCGACATCTCTCGCCGTCTGTTGTTGCAGAGCTCGGTCGACGTTGAAGCGCTGGTGCGTGACGACCTCGCCACCACCATCGCCCTGGCATTGGACCTCGCCGCGATCAATGGCTCTGGTTCCTCTAACCAGCCGACCGGCATTCTCAACACTTCCGGCATCGGCGACGTTGCTGGCGGCACCAATGGCTTGGCGCCGACCTTTGCACACATGGTCGAACTGGAAACCGACGTGGCGACCGCCAACGCGGACATTGGCGCGCTGGGTTATCTCACCAACGCCAAGGTGCGCGGCAAGCTCAAGCAGACTGAAAAGGCTTCAAGCACAGGTCAGTTTGTATGGGATGGCAACGGCGTGAACGGCTACAACGCCATGGTCTCCAACCAAGTGCCGAGCACTTTGGACAAGGGCACCAGCACGGGCGTTTGCTCCGCGATCATCTTCGGCAACTGGAACGACCTGATCGTCGGCCAGTGGGGTGCAGGCATCGACGTGATGGTTGATCCGTACACCGGCGGCGCTGCCGGCACCGTGCGCGTGCGTGCGATGCAGGACGTCGACATCGCCGTGCGTCACGCCGCGAGCTTCTCTGCCATGCAGGATGCGCTCACCGCGTAAGGCCAACCCGGCCCGGAGTGATCCGGGCCGGTTGAGCACACGGAGAACAGCATGCGAATCAAGATGACACGAGGGGCCCGCGGTGATCACGGTGCAACTTTATCAGTGGGCGAAATCG